GGACGTCACTCGAACTTAGTGTTGCGGGTTACACCTGTACTACACGTCGAGTCCGCGCCATGCAGTTAGCCTCTCATGCATGGAAAGCTGCGTTAATGGCAGTAGGATGCCAGCCAGGCAGCTAAGAAAAATTGAGCTGTGGCGACCGGTGCTGAACCCCGGCATTTGCAGATAGAGTCAATAAGGTGCGTGGAACTATCAACTCACCCGCGCATCAGCCTGCGCATTCACCACAACGAAAAGTACACTTACTCCACGTCTCTAAAGCGTTCGAAAACACCCGCTTTGCAAATGCCCTTATCGTTGTGAAAAAGGGCGGTTAAACAAACCTTCATGAGTAACCGCCAACACAGCAATTCCTTACTCTTAAAACGCTGGTCCGCGAACCACGTCTTCAACATCACACTGCACACTCACCACACCGGCATCACCACAACAGACAACATCAGCATCTGGGAAGAGCCTCAAAAAGGTAATCAGGTCCCTGACCGTTGTGTTCGACATGCTTTTAATCATCTTCACAGTACTGCCCTCACACCACTGCAACTGCTTTAGCGAATCATCCCGAACTTCTTACGCCTCGGGCGGCTACTTCGTGGGCGTCCTGCCTGTTCGCTGCTGATGTAACTGAATGTACCTTTAGTTACTCTTGGTGTCAACACTGCTTGTACCTTTAGTTACCATCAGGGGCATAAAAAAGCCGCTGCTAAGCGGCTGGGTAACTATAGGTTCTGCGTAACCTGAACAACTTTTCCGATTATTCGACAATTTCCGTCGATTGGGATTGGTTTAAACACTGGGTTTAAAGGCATCAGATACGCGTGAGGGCTATCCCATACAAGTTTCTTCACAGTGGCCTCAGATGATCCGTCAAGTATGGCAACAACAATCTTGCCATACAGATCATCGAGCTGCCCGTAATTTGGCTCAACGATAACCACGGACCCTTCAGGTATGGATGGTAATCCTGACGGGTTAGTCATTGACTCACCGCGAACGATTAAACCAAATACTTCGTCAGAAACATCACTTGTTGTAAGAGTCCAATTTAACACGTCGCTCAACCTTGAACTTGCATAACTATCCGTCCACATTCCCGCCTGGACAGCCGATATAATGGGTACTGATGTCGGTTTCTTTAAGTGAGGGACCGTTTTTGTATCATCTTCCAAAGATGCTCCTTTGGAATATAAGAGCCATTCTGGCGTGGTCTTAAGCAACTTTGCCAGTTGATGCAAATTCTCCCCGTCAGGCTTAGTTGTTCCGTTCTCCCACTTGGTGACTGATACGCGGCTGACCCCGAGTGCTTTTGCTAACGCATCCTGGGTCATGTTTAGGTCAAGTCTCTTTAGTCGTATGCGATCTTTCATTTCTGTTTTCATGTAACCAATGTTACCTAAAAGCAGTGTAACTTTTATTTGCTTTTGAATGTACCTTTAGTTACATTGAGTCCATTATTTGAAGGAGGAAAAAATGCTTAAAAAAGTCGTCGTTGCGCACTTTGGCGGAATCTCAAAAACAGCTTCAGCGCTCAGCATCTCACACCCAGCTGTTTGCAGGTGGGGTGAAGTAATCCCTGAGAAGCAGGCGTTTGTAATTGAGAGGATCACCAAGGGTCATCTCAAGTATGACCCGCAGCTTTATGCGAAGAATACAGCTTAACTGGCACTTAAATAACCACAGCAAAGAGGGCTTAACCGTGGATCAGAAGCACTGGCAAGTAGAAAAGCAACCAGCGTGGCTGGTGGCAGCAATTAAAAAAACCATCTCAAGTCTTCCGGGTGGGTATGCAGAAGCTGCCGAATGGCTTGGCGTTACAGAGGATGCTCTGTTCAACCGCCTGCGCACTAATGGCGATCAGATTTTCCCAATGGGCTGGGCAATGGTCCTGCAACAGGCAAGCGACACGAAGCACATCGCTAACGCGGTATCCCGTCAGTCAAACAGCGTCAACGTTCCGCTTGTGGGCATTGAGGATGTTGATAACGCAGATATCAATCAGCGACTGATGGAGTCAGTTGAGTGGATCGGCAAGCACTCTGCCTACATTCGAAAAGCGACTGCTGACGGGGTAATTGATGCTGCGGAGCGTGAGCAGATTGAAGAGAACAGCTATCAGGTCATGGCTAAGTGGCAGGAGCATCTGACGCTGCTGTATCGCGTGTTTTGCCCGCCAGAAAAGGTGAACGCCGCAGGATTGCAGCCCGCGGCGTTCGATGCGACTAAATCAACGTGTGTGGAGAACTAATCGCGTGATCAATTTAACCAGATTATCAGGGTTACCGCAATTCCGTTGCCTCCCTTCAGCTGGTGGCCGCTTCAGCAGTGAGCCGCTGCGGTATGTGCTTAATGTACCAGGCGGCGCAGAGGAAGTTAACCACAGCTTTGTTGAATGGGCTGTGGGCGATGCTAACCAGCGAATGAAGGCGACCAAATGCGAGAACTTGACCGCATCTTCCGAGATAAGCGCGGCATCCCTGTGCGGGTCATTCGCTGGGAGCCAGAGAACGACCGGGTTATCTACCTGCGTGACAACTATGAACATGGCGAGTGCTTCAGTTCTCTCGAAAGGTTTAAGCAGTACTTCAGGGAGGTCATTGTAACTCATGAGCCTACTTCTAAAAGTTAAGCCATTGGTTATCAGTCCGATGCTTGCTCTGCGTATTGGCATTAACGAAGCCATTGTGCTGCAGCAGATTTGTTACTGGCTGGAAGACACTACGTCTGGCATCGAATATGACGGCAAGCGCTGGGTTTATAACAGCATAAATGCATGGAATGAGCAGTTTCCATGGTGGACCGCGAAGACGATACAAAGAACGGTTTCGTCATTGAAAAAGATGGGTCTGATTTATGTTGAGCAGCTTAAAAAAAGCCAGCACGACCAGACTAATTATTACGCAATTAACTACGCGAGCCCTTTACTGGCCGATACGGACAATTTGTCCCTATCGAGAGAGACAATTTGTCCCAATCGAAAAGGTCAATCTGTCCCTATGGATAAGGACAAGTTGTCCCAATCCATCGGGTCAAATTGTCCCAATGTTACAGAGATTACAACAGAGAATACTACAGAGATTACAACAACCCCTTCTTGTCAGGTTGCTGCGCAACCAGACGATGAGTGGTCCTTGGTTAATCGTTCTCGGGAAGTCTTACGCCACCTGAACAAAGTTACTGGCGCTAAGCACACAGAGGCGCAGTCGTCGATGGGTCACATCAAATCCCGGCTGAAAGATGCATTTACGGTCGAAGAGCTTTGCCTGGTGGTGGATTACAAACACGCCCACTGGGAAGGCACTGAGGAATACCAGTACATGCGGCCCAAAACTCTGTTCATCCCCGGCAACCTGCCTGGCTATCTCCAGTCAGCGACCAAGTGGGATAAGGCCGGTCGCCCGCCACGCTCTGAGTGGAATGCCCTGAAGCGCAACATGCAGCGGGATATCACTGTCATTCCACAGCCTGACAGCTCAGTGCCTCACGGCTTTCGCGGTTAACGGGAGAAAATCATGATCAACCACGAATCAAAAATTCTTGAACTGATTACCCGCAATGGCCCGCTGAAGGTGCGCGATCTCTGCAAGCTCACTGGCCTGCATGAGACTTCAGTGAAGCGATTTATCAAACCGTTGTTCACCAGAGGGACTCTCAAGCGTGCCAGCGACTGGAGTTATTCGATTAACACTGACCCGTTACCGGTAGAGAGCGAGAAATTCAGCAAAATGGCGAAGCAGGCCAGCGAACTGGAGACCAAAGGGTTCTGGCTGCGTGCTGCACGGGTATGGCGTGAAGCAATGCTGGTGGCCAAGTTCGATGCATCCCGCAATGAAGCCAAAGAGAACTGCGACCGCTGTGCCGCAAGCGGCTCACTTAACTGTGGCAGCTATGGCGGGCTTGATACAGGCCGTATTGGCGAAAGCTTCCTGAGTGAGGATCGCCAATGAAAGCGCACCTGAAGAGCCACTATCAACGCAATGAGATTTTCTACCAGGCCATCCGCACCGCAGCGGTGATGATTGCCGCCCTGATTATTGTCCTGACATGGGAGCTGACCACAGCATGAGCACATTAGCGCGCATTTACGATGACAAGAAAAATAGCGATACCGACATCACCACCCGAAAAACCTACCTGCTGGGCGTTGATGAGCTGTATGTCGAAACTAATTACAACATTCGTGATATCGATCAGACCCATGTGGAGGAGTTCCGCGATGCCTTTATCGCTGGTGAACATGTGCCTCCGCTGGCTGTTAAGGTCACCGAGAAGGGCATTAAGATCATTGATGGCCATCACCGCTATTACGGTGCAAAGCTGGCTCAGGAAGCGGGCTATACGCTGCGCCTTGAGTGCAAAGACTTCGTGGGGAGTGAGGCGGACAGCGTGGCGTTCATGGTCACCAGCAGTCAGGGTCGCGCCCTGTTGCCGCTGGAGCGGGCAGCAGCCTATCAGCGCCTCGTTAATCAGGGATTAGAGCCAGCGGAAATTGCCGCCAAGGTGAAACGTTCGATCACCGACGTTGAACAGCACCTGCAGCTGCTGACCGTTGGCGAACCTCTGATTGAGATGGTGAAATCCGGCGAAGTGGCCGCAACCACAGCAGTAGCCCTGCAGCGTGAGCATGGCGTTAAGGCCTCATCCGTTGCTCAGGAGCAGATGCAGATAGCCAAAGCAGCGGGCAAGAAGAAGCTGACCCGATCTGCAGCCATCGTGTCACCAGCAAAACTGCGTGAAAGAATCCGTTCAGAGCATGCGGCGTGGTCACAGGAAACTTTTGGTGATGTAGGCCCGGTTGGTCCTCTTAAGCATCTGGCTAAAGAAGCGCTGGAAGCAGCTGAAGCACCTGACGACCTGTCCGAGTGGGCTGACCTGCAGTTTCTGTTGTGGGATGCCATGCGCCGCGCCGGTATCACCGAGGAAGAACTTAATGCCGCGATGGAATTGAAGCTAAGCGTCAACAAGGCACGCAAATGGCCTGAACCTAAAGACGGTGAGCCGCGTGAACACCTGAAGGCTGATAGCGAGGACGCTGTTGAGTCTGAAAAAGATTATGGCGACGACCTGCCACTGATGAAGCATGTAATCCTTGAGCAAAGCGGTGTTGAAGCGTGGGCATGCGTTATTGCCGCGTTCAAAATGAAAGCAGAGTACACCTACAGCGAATCAAAGTACGCGCATACCTGGGCGGCGGACTCCGTTGAGAACCCTACCTGTGTGACCGTTCCGGCAGAGACCATTGCTAAAGCGGTGCGCCTCATCAAAGAGCATCATGACGATCTTGAACTAAAGCTGTGGGTGTCAGAGCAGTACGATGATCCAGAGCTGGCAAAGGAACAGTTGCAGCGTTTTTCAGCGGTGCTGATTGACGTTCGCCAGGACAGGGCATGCACGGTTCAGGAGTTTATCGCGCTGGTGGAGCAGACTGACCGTGATTGCTGGTTGAATATCCGCATGTTGCGTCAGGCAGTTCGTGAAGTTGCCGGTCAGATGACTATTCCGGGTATTGGGGAGACTGCATGAAGTTAACTCTCCCGTTCCCGCCAAGCGTTAACACGTACTGGCGTAACACCAGACAGGGAGTATTGATCAGCGCCTCCGGGCGCTGTTTCCGCTCCAATGCGCTCGCAGCCGTCCTGGAGCAACTTAAACGCCGCCCACAGCCGATTACAGTGAACGTGCAGGTTACCGTGCTGCTGTTCCCGCCAGACAAGCGTCAGCGCGACCTTGATAATTACCTCAAAGCCCTGTTCGACAGCCTCACTCATGCCGGTATATGGGGCGATGACAAACAGATTAAGCGGTTCACTGTAGAGTGGGGGCCTATCATTAAAGGCGGTAAATCTGAGGTGGTAATCAGTGAGTTTCAGCCGGTAGCGGCATAGGTCCGCAACTGGTTACATGAACAGTAAAATTGGATATAGTGCGTGGTGTACTAGCGAATTGCAGTCGTTTGTACAAGGTTGGTCCCGTTCATTTGCAGATGACGGGGCGGGGCCAGTTAAAAATAGTGCGTAAATCGTGTGTGGAGAGGTCAAAATGCTGAATCAATCAGCGGGTGCTATTGCGCCTGTAGTCAATGCTATTCAATCCCCAATCATGACCAGCCGTGAGATTGCCGAACTGACCGGCAAAGAACACAAAAATGTCACTGTAGATATTCGCCGTATGCTGGATGACCTGGGAGAAGATGCGCTGAAATTCCAGCGTATCTATCTCGACACCATGAACCGACAGCGAACTGAGTATCACCTCGACCGTGAGCACACCGAATGCCTCATCACCGGTTACAGTGCCATCCTTCGCATGAAAGTGATTAAGCGGCTGCATGAGTTAGAGGAAAGCCAGCCAGTTAAAATCCCGCGAACGTTTGCTGAGGCACTCCGCCTGGCCGCCGAAATGGAAGAGGAGAAGGATCGCCTGCAGCTGCAGCTTACTGAAGCCGCACCAAAGGTTGCGTTTGTGGATCGCTATGTCACGGCCACCAGTTCAATGACATTCCGCCAGGTGGCAAAACTTCTTGAGGCAAAAGAGCCAGAGCTTCGCCTGTTTCTGATTGAGAGTCGTGTTATGTACCGCCTTAATGGCGTCCTGACTCCCTACAGCCAGCACATCGAAGCCGGTCGGTTTGAAGTGAGAACCGGAACCACTACCGAATCAAATTATATGTTCAGTCAGTCCCGCTTCACTGCTAAGGGCGTTCAGTGGATTGGCGGGCTATGGACGGCGTATAAAGCTGCTGGTGGTGCTGAGTGAGAGCGCTGCTTACACCCGAAATAGCGCCGCGCACAGGGATTGTGCTGCTCAAGCCGGGGCCGGAGCTTCTGAGGCTTTTCAAAGGTCGTGTTGTGATCAGCACACCGACAATGGATATGGCAGACCTGCCATCAGGGCGGCTGAATGACGGCACACAGCCGTTACTTGATGAGCCCTCACTGAATCCCTTCTTCAGTCACGAACGCGTGATAAAGGCCGCTGGTGGACCGAATGCGCTGGCATCCTTCGTCCAGTCCTTCGGGTGCTGTCAGTGGGAGCAGTTGGGAGTGTGGCATCACCATGAATTCACAGTGTCAGAAATCGAAAACGGCCTGGTGTCTCTTTGCTATAGCCACGATAATGATTTCAGGGAAAACGGCGTACCCGGCAGCCTGGAGAATATCGCCAAAAGTAACAACGCACTCTGGATAATCAGGGCGGCATGCAGCCAGATGGCACTAAACGGTGACCATCAACTGACCCTGCCGGAACTGTGTTGGTGGGCAACCCTGAATGATGTGATTGACCTGATACCAGAGGCACCCGCACGCCGCGTTCTGCGTATGCCGAAAGAAAGTATCCAGAGCGGCGAGCTGAAAGAGGCCCGCATTGTTCCGGTGCGACCGGCGCGGGAGGTTATTCAGGATGCAGCGCAGATTGTCAAAAAGGTAATCAGCCTCCATGCAGACCCGGAATCACCAGAATCATTCATGAAGCGCCCCAAGCGTAAGCGCTGGGAAAGTGAGAAATACACACGATGGGTAAAGTCGCAGACGTGCGCATGTTGCGGCATACAGGCTGACGATCCTCATCACATCATTGGACACGGACAGGGGGGAATGGGAACGAAGGCGCATGATTTATTTGTGATACCGCTATGCAGAGCGCATCACGATGAACTGCACCGGGATATGAGAGCGTTTGAAGCGAAATACGGCAGTCAGATAGAGCTGCTGTTCAGGTTCCTCGATCACGCGATTGCAGTCGGCGTGATCGGGACGGACAAAAAATAAAGTGTGTGGAGAGGATTAATTATGCGTGACATGTCACAGGTATTAGAGCGTTGGGCCGGATGGGCTAAGTCAGACAGCAGCGGTGTTGATTACTCAGCAATCGCAGCGGGTTTTAAAGGGCTGCTGCCGCAGGATTCAAAGTTAACGCTTACCTGCAGCGATGGAGACGGATTGATTATTGAGGGTTGCCTGTCCCGGCTTAAAGCCAAGCGCCCTGATGAGCACGCAATCATTGTGCTCCATTACTTTTTTAATATCTCAAAGCGCACCCTTGCGAAGCAGGCCAAGCGCGATGAAAAGATCGTGAGAATTGAAATCCAGATGGCTGAGGGGTTCATTGAAGGCTGTCTGGCAATGCTTGATGTGCGGCTGGATATGGACGACGAATTGACGCCGAAAAAAATATTGAAAAAACCTCTCACGCGGTCCGCATTTTCCTTAGTAATCTGATAAGGTCGATTACCAAGCAGTGCAGCTTATCTGCTAAAAGTCAGTTCCAAATGTGGATGTCAAAGCGCCTCGGGCCTTACCAGCCTGGAGGCGTTTTTTATTTCAAATATACCCTTTAGGGGATGGCGTCATGTCTATCCCTTTCAGGGGATAAAAATTAACCCTGTTGCCGACGGGCAAGGCTTTTACCGCATTTGCGTCAGGGTTCCAACACAAAGAGGTCGCCATAGGGCGGCCTTTTTTTCGTTTTTGCGCACACCAATCAGTCTCCACACACACTTTTGACGCCGTGGTGCTGCGCAACTCTTTTAACGACAGTCAGCCGCCATCATCCCGGTGGCGGGAATCAGAGCATGCCTCCAGAAAAAGACCCGGGCTTTTGGGCCACAGTGCTGCTGTGGCTGTATGCCCACAAAACAGAATGGGGATATGCCGGGGTAGCAGGCATGTTTTCACTATTACGCAGTGCCTATGCAAAAAGCCCGTGGAGTAAGCGGGTTCTCGATGCTGTCTCCTGCAGCGCGCTGGCGTTCTTTGCTGGCCCGACGCTGCAGGTGATGGGCGCTTTATTTAACTGGAACATCCCCGACGCTGCTGCGCAGGTATTCGCGGTTTACATCGGGTATGTAGGCAATGATTACATCAGCGAAAGGCTTCGCAGGCTGATAGAGAGAAAGGCAGGGGAAACCAATGACGGACAGCAATAAATCACGCGGCATCCGGAATAATAATCCTGGCAACATCCGCTGGGGAGATGAGTGGAAAGGGCTGGTACCTGAAGTTCAGCGCACAGATAAATCATTCTGTCAGTTCAGAACGCCAGAATTTGGCATCCGGGCGATGATTATCATTCTGCGTAACTACCAGAGCAAATATGGCCTGAAAACTATTACGGGCATTGTGAAGCGCTGGGCTCCGCCTAACGAGAATGACACGCAGGCTTATATCCGCAGCGTGGCAACGGCTACTGGCACTGATGCTGATAAGCCAATCGACCTGACTGACAGCCGCAAGCTGTTTCCGCTCCTGCAGGCCATCATCAAGCATGAGAACGGCAGTCAGCCCTACGGATTAGATGTATTCATTCGAGCGCTCGACCTCGTCTGATAAAGGAGGCCGCATGGCTGCTATCCAGTTCATCAAAAACTATTCACATCTGCTGGTTATCGCAATTATCTGCGTTTGCCTGTGGATGCTGAATGCCCGCAGCGCGCAACTTGAAGCAACCAATCAGCGCCTTGAGAAGCTGGCGAACAGCAAAGACGAGCAGATTAACGATCTCCGTTCAAAAAACGATGGTCTTGCATCAAGTGTTAATGACCTGGTCAAAGCAGTTAACCAGCAAAACGATGTGATGAGTCAGGTCACAGAGCAGCGTGCCGTAACGGCCCAGCAGAACCGGAAACTACAGAATGAAATTAAGCGTTACCTTGCGGCGGACAAGTGTGCTGTTGCTCCTGTTCCCCCTGATGCTGCTGACCGGTTGCGC